ATCCAACTACCCCCCGGTTGGAAAATCCAACTACCCCCCGGTTGGAAAATCCAACCCCCGTGGTTGGAAAATCCGACACAATAAAGATAGATGATATTAATACCTCTTTTGATAATGATAATACCGGGGTAAAGAACCCCGGATTATTCCCGGATGAAGAAACAAAGGTTGAGGAACCAAAAGAGAAAAAAACGTTGTTCCGTAATTCAGCCGTTTACAAAATGGTTAAATTTGAAAACGGCGTTGGCGTGGATTATTCCGAGTTTGAAAGTAAGTTTGCAACCCCGGAATTTGAAAAGGTCGATTTGGTTTATTATTTTCATTCGGTTAGCGATTGGAGCGACCAAAAGAATATGAAGCGCACTAAAAACGGTTGGTTGGCGACCGTCCGCAATTTCATACGGGGGGACGTCGAAAAGAAAAAGTTGCATTTGAAACCCGAATACAAAGCCCCAACGCAAAGATTGAACGTTGCCGGGGCTATTGAGTATTTGAAAGATGATTATTAACATGGAAGCATTACCCGAAAAGACAAACAGATTGCCACAAACGTTGCCCGAAAAACGACAATCCGCCGCCGTTTTGCTTTATAGCGGAACGGCAAAAGCAATTGACGTTCGCCGGGCGATGGTTGAGTTACCGGAGGTTGCCAAAGCATTAACCCCGGTTGAAAAGTATATTTTCGTGGCGTCCACAAAAAAACAGATTGCCGAGATTGACGACGAAACGTTGATTGCCAAAACCGGGCAAATGTTCCGGTTTATCGCAATGGACGTGGGGTTTATCATTCCCACGGAAAACCGGGACGATTGGACGTATATTTGTACCCGGTTGTTGGATTTGCTCAAACGCTATTATTCGCAATTAACATTATCCGAGGTTAAATTAGCGTTTGAATTGCTGATTACCGGGGAATTAGACGACTATTTGCCAAAGGATAGGGACGGCAACGCCGAACGGAAACATTACCAACAATTCAACGCCGATTATTTCGCAAAGGTATTGAACGCATATTGCCGGAAACAAAACCAAGTTATCGGCAAAGCATATACAGCGTTGCCGGAACCGAAAAAGGAGTTAAGCCCGGAGAAAATCCGGTATTATCGCAATCAATCGGTTATGACTTGTTTAATGTGTTTTATGCGCTATAAATATACCGGGCGTTTAGTGTTTGGATTAACCGACGAAATGTTTGTTTATAATTGGTTGTTGGGCGTTGGGTTAGCGGATGAAGTGAAAGAAACCGAGGACGACCGGAAAGAAGCGTATAACCGATTTTTGGCACGTGCCGCCCGTGGGTTCGTTAATGAATTTACGGTTTATCACGTTCGGAAACAAGGAACCCAAAGCCCGGAAATTGATTATACGGCCTTTGAGGTTGCCCGGCGTAAAGAAATTAAACGGACTTTCGACCGAATGATTAAGGACGAAATTTATATTTACCATTATTTGAAATTTGAAAAATGAAAATAGATTGCATTATTGGAATTGACCCCGGAGCCGCCGGGGGTATCGTGGTTTGGCGCCCCAACCATAACGCAACGGCAATAAAGATGCCTAAAGACATTAACGAGATACGGGATTTTCTCAATTACTACAAAGAGATTTGCACGCCGATTGTCTTTTTGGAAAAATTGAGCGTTCGCCCGGACGACGTAACGGTTGGGGATGCCGGGGCAAACATGGGTAAGTTGTACCGCATTCAAAAGATGTTGCAAAACTTTGAACATTTGAAAGCCATTATAACCGTCGCCGAAATACCATTTGTTTTGGTTAATGCTATGAAGTGGCAAAACGACCTTAAATTGCGTATCAAGGTAAAAGGGAAAAAGGAGGAAAAGGCAGACCGCAAACGACGGTTCCGGGATATTGCCGGGAAATTATACCCGGAAATTACCCCGGCGTTGTGGAATGCGGACGCAACGTTAATAATGCACTTTGGACGGTTCATTTTACAAAACAACCCCCGTTGGGTTTTGGAAAATTTGCCCCAACAAATGCACAACCGTTTATTTTAAGCCCGTAGGGACGTTTAATTATTCACTTATATGGCAGACGAAATAAAAGCCCCGCAAATCGAAAATCCCGAAAAAATAACGGCAAAAGATTTAGCGGAAATGGTAAAACAGATGCGGCACAACCAACGACGTTGCCAACGGAACCCAACCCCGGAAAAATTGGCAACGTTGGAAAGTTGGGAACGCAAAGTTGATGCGGTCGTTGCTGTATTGACCGATACACAAATGAAATTGTTTTGATATGGACGAAATGGATTATATCTATTTAGGCGACCGATTGACCCGCCCGGAATTGCGACGTATGCCGTGCCGGGCGGTTCGTCGTTCTGATGGTAAATGTATAAGAGGGCGCAACGGCAATATGTTAGTTGAGTTTGACGGCGTGGGTAAATGCGTTATTTTGGGGCGATTATTGCGGAAAATAAAAAAATAGCCGAAAATAAAAAATAAAAGTTTTGGTAATATAAAAACTATACGTATATTTGCGGCATGATAATAACACGACCGGGCGTTTTCCCGGTAACTCTAAAATTAAAAGATATGAGAGCGAAAACAACAATTAGCGATTTCCGGTTTGAATTTGCCGGGTACGGACATTACAAAGTAACCTATACGTCCCCCGTTACCGGGAAACAATGGACGGCAAAAACAAATGATATGCCGTTGATTGATGCGACAAAGAACGCCGACGAACCCAAACGCCGGGATTTAGAAACGCTTAAAAGAGTTTGCAAAAATGGATAAAGACGAATTGGGAGCCGTTCGGCACGCAATGACGGCAAAGGAATTAAACGACTTATATAAGAGTTTGGAAAATTTCATTGCTGATTGTACCCGGTCAGAGGTTGACGCCAACCGGGATGCGCTTAACAAGGTGCAAACCATGATACACCAACGAATGAGATTAACAACAAAATAGTAATAACCGCCGGGGGAAACCCCGGCATAAACAATTAGAGCGATGTATATTAAGAAATTGGAATTGTTGAATTTTCAAGTTATCAAAGAGTTCAACGCAGATTTTGAGGGTAATGTATATTTCATTACCGGGGACAATGAGTTAGGCAAATCAACCCTTTTAAAAGCAATCGGCGCAATGTTGACCGGGAACCGGGACGCCGTGTTGAAAAATGGAGAGGACAAAGGGTTTGCAAAAATGGTTGTAGGTAACGACGGCGAAAATTACGAGGTCGAATTAAAGTTTACCAAAGCCAACCCCCGTGGGACGTTATCCATTAAATCCCAAACAACCGGGATGCGTTCGGATAACGTTTCTATGTTGCAAAAGATTTTCGGCTACCAAGACTTTGACGCCGTGGAGTTTTCCCGTTGGAGCGAAACCGCCGAGGGACGCCGCAAACAAATTGAGGTTGTAAAGGCTTTGTTGCCGGAAAAAGTGCGCACCCGTATTGCAGAAATTGACGCCGAGGTTACGACCGTTAAGGACAAAAGAAAAGACGCCAACGCCGAGGTTAAGACGTACACAACCATTTGCGCCAACGCCGAAAAGCAATTGAAGCCCGGCGACGTCAAAACGTATGCCGAGAAAAAGGATATTACGGCGTTGATGGAAGAGCAAAACGAAAATGCCCGGTTGATTGAGAAAGCGAAAACGGTACGCCAAGCCCGGCAACAAAGGATTGAACAATTGGAGGCAATCCCCGGACGAATTAAAGAGGCGGAAGAAACCCGAAAAAGTAATATTAAGGCAATCGACGACAAATTAGCCGCCGAGGAAAAAGAAGTTGCCCGGATAATTGCCGAGGCAAACGCCCGGTTGGAAAAAGCCAAAGAAGATGCGAAAGCCAACAAAAAAGCCATTGAAAACGATTATAAGGAAACGTTGCAAGTTATTGTAAACGACAAATCCGAGTTTGTGAAACGCAAAGCGAATGCCGACAAATGGTTAGAGGAATACGAAGCCAACAACCCGGAACAATTAGACACGGCGGAACAACTGAAAAAAGCCGAGGAACACAACCGTATCAATGCGTTGGTTGTGGATTACATGGCAAAGAAGAAACAAAAGGAAGCCGCCGAGAAAACCGCCCGCACGTTTGAGGACAAATTAGGCGCATTGGCAAAGGAGCGGGAAACGCTTATTGCCACGTCCAAATTACCGATTGCCGGGCTTTCGTTCACGGACGACGGTTTAGAGTTAAACGGCGTGCCGTTCGTCGCCGGGAAAGTTTCAGATAGTCAAATCATGGAGGTTGCCGCCAAACTGATTATTGCAAGCAATCCGACGGTTAAGGTATTCCGCATTGCGAGGGGCGAAAGTTTAGGCGAAAAGCGTTTGCAGGCGATTATAGATATTGCAAAGGCAAACGGTTTTCAAGGGTTCATTGAGGAAGTAAAGCGGGGACAAACTGATTTAGTCGTTGAGGAATACACGGAAAACGAATAATAACCGGGGGCGGGCTTTCCGTCCCCTTAAAATCTAAAACAATGGCATATACATTGAACGATAATTTGAAACGTTGGGCGGAACAATACGAAACCGCCGAGTTTATCCAATCCGACCCGGTGCAAATCCCGCACCGTTACGATAGTCGGGTAAATATTGAGATTAGCGCATTTGTTACGGCGTGGATTGCGTGGGGTTCCCGCAAACAGATAATCCAAAAGGCGGATTTTATCGACCGGGAAATTTTCAAGGGTGCGCCGTATCATTACATTGTTGGAACCGATACGCAGGGAACCGCCCCGGAATGGAAGCAATACAAAGGCAGTAAAGAGAATTTTTATAGAACGTTTACATACGCCGATTTTCACGACCTTTGCGCCCGCTTATTTGACGTATATAGTAAGTTTGAGAACATGGAAAAGGCATTGCAAGCGCAACCGGGCGGGCGTCCATTGGAGCAATTACAACGTCTTTTCGGCGATGTTAAGGGCGTGCCGGATATGGAAACGAAAAGCGGTTGCAAACGCTTATGTATGTTTTTGCGTTGGATGTGTCACCACGGTTCCCCGGTTGACTTTGGATTGTGGACGATTTGCGACCCCCGTAATTTAATCATTCCATTAGATACCCACGTACATAAACAGGCATTGCGGTTGGGGCTTGTAAAACGTCGGACGCCGGATTTGCAAACAGCCATTGAGATAACCGACCGTTTCGCCGAGATATTCCCGGACGACCCGACAAAGGGCGATTTTGCGTTGTTCGGTTATGGAGTGAATAACGGTAAGGTTGCACCCGTTACGACGGAACCGGAGCCGGAAAAAGAACAACCAACCGCCGTGGCTGATTTGTCAATTGCCGACGTTCTGAAAATGCGGTTGTTTTATGACAACGCCGCCGCCGAGGTTCGGAAAATATGGGAAATTCGGGAAAAAGCCCGCAAAGCATTGAAAGCAACCGAGCGTTTGAAAGCGCACCCAATCGACGGGTTGCACAATGCCGGATTGTTGGAGCCGGGCGAATTTGTCGTTACGTTTGCAAAGATATTGGATAAGCGAGAAACGAAGTTATCACGGGCGGAACGGGACGTTATCCATACAATCGGAATGACAGCGTTTAATAAGACAATGAAAAAATTAATAGCCGATGAAAAAGCGAGAAATAACAGCAACGGGGACAATAAACAATAACGGCGGGTTGGCAATGTACATGGGGGAATTAAACGAGTTTTTCAAGGGTTGGAAAGGTTCCCGCATTATCGCCCGGTTCATTGTAGCGTCGCCCGGTTCGTCCGAGGCTTTGAAAGGGTATTATTTTAACTATGTTGTACCGACGTTTAAGCACGCAATTTGGGAGGCGGGCGAACGTCTTACAGAGGAACAAACCGAACGACGTTTGCGGGAATTTTCCCCAATTATGTACGTTGAACGGGTCAACGAGGAAACGGGGGTATATTCCCACGATTTGCGCACCGTGGCGGATTTGTCGAACGCCGAGTTAATCGAACATATCGAAACGCTCAAACAGATAGCCGCCGAGGAATACAATACATTTATTGACGACCCCCGAACGTTGTAGGTATGTTTTGCAAGTGTAACGGAAAGCGGAAAAATTACCCGTTGGCGGGTTGGCGGATTATCCGCCACGAATACACGCCAAAGCATTACAGCCGGATAAAGTGTTTGCGGTGTGGGTGCGTTTGGATTACACGGGCAAAATATGTTGAACAAACCCCCAACGAGGACGGGCAAAAAAGACTTTTTTAGTATGGAATTAAACGACAAATCCCCGATGCCGCAAGGTAAATTTAAGGGGCAACCGATGGAAAACGTACCGTATTGGCATTTGCTTTGGTTGGACGGAAAACCGTTTTGTAACCGGGACGTCCAAAAGTATATAGACGAAAACCGGGACGTTTTGGAATAGGAAAAAAAGCGGGATAAATACCGCAATGAGAGCGAAAACAGTAATTAACGATTTAATATTTAAGGTTATGCAAAAATTTGATTTGAAAGATGTTTGTTTCTTTGATTGTGAAACAACCGGGGTTCCGGCAAAGGGTTTGAAATGGGATGCGGATTTTGAGCAATTCCCGCACGTCGTCCAATTGGCGTGGTCGTTGGGCGATAAGGAAAAAAGTTATATTATCAAACCCGATAATTACGAGATATCCCCGGAAACAACCGCAATTCATGGTATAACAACCGAACGGGCAATTGCCGAGGGCGTGCCGTTTGCCGAGGTTGTGGACGAATTTTTAGCGGATGCCAACGCCGCCCCGCTTGTATGTGCGCACAACATTCACTTTGATAGTTCAATGTTAAAAGCAAACGTTTTGCGCTATTGTGGACGGGAATATTACGACGCACATGTTGAGGACGCATTACATAAGGGTAAACGCATTGATACAATGATGAAAACAATTAAGTTTGTCGGCGCATTGTATTCAAACGGGCGACCGGGAAAATATCCCAAATTAGAGGAATTATATAGTAAGTTATTCCCCGGCGAAACATTCCCGGCGCATGACGCATTAGAGGACATAAGGGCGTTGCGCCGTTGCGTCCCGGAATTGGTTAATTTGGGGATTATTGAGTTAGCGCAAAAGGAATACTCGGCGGAACAACTCAAAGCCCAATTTGAGCCGGAAAAGCCCAAAGGCGGGCGCAATATTGAGTTCCACGACCCCAACCCGGTAACGGAACCAATCGGAACCGGGGAACCCGTCCCGGAACCAACCCCGGAACCGGAACGTCCGGCGGTTCCGTCGAATAGTAAGACACGGGAATTATTGGACGAAACAGAATTTTAAGTTATAAAACCGTTCCGGGCGTATTCCCGGTAACAATCAAATAATTAAAAAATGAGCGAAGAAAAAAAAGCCGCAAACGTTATGTTGATACCAAGCGAAAAGGCGTTTGCATTGTCGAAAGTCAAGACATTAAAGGACGGCGGGTTAGACGTACATTATGAAGTTACCGAAACAATCGGTAATGAGAGTTACACGAACAAATACCACGTCGAAAGTGCAAAGGACATACACCCGGATTTGCGGGATTGTTTCGACCGTTTGCGCCCAATCATGGGACGGATTTTTAATATTACGTCCTTTCTTTCAATGGTTGAAACGTCCGATTTCAAAGCAACCAAAAAGCAAAGCGAGTTATCACGGGATTTTGCCGACGAAATGTTGAAAAACATAGAGGTTCGGGGCGTGTCCTTTTCCGGTCAAGACGATAACGTAGGGGTTGTTTTAACCGGATTGTTTACCGTGTCGAACAATCAAAAAACCGCAATCAATTCGCCCCGCCTTAAATTCAATACTGAAACGTTCGGGTTTGAGGAAGAATTAGAAGAAATTGCCGCCGACATTGAAACCGAGGTTTACGCCTTTCTTTTCAAGGGTAAAAAGGCGCAATTGGAGTTGTTCGGGGCTGATGGCGAACCCGCACCCGGATTGAATGCCGAAAAAATAGAGGACAACGGATTGTTCCCGGATATTAACGACCCGGCGGACGACCCGGAACCGAACGACGAAACGGCGGAAATGTAAGAGTATGGAACCGTATTTGTTGACAGACCGGGACGAATACCAATATTGTATCAATCGGGGGTATAATCCCCTGATTGATATAAAGCATTTTACAATGGATATTCGTTTGAGGGTTGAGATACAACGGGAATTGTTCGGGCATTGTATTACGGGACGGGGTGCAAATATCATGGCGGCAAATGAACGCTTTTTTCGTTGGGTTTGGGAGCATAAGCCGCACCGATGCGAGGAAACATTAAAGCCATTGGCGAATTATTCCGCCGTCTATTGTTCCCACATTTTGACCCGTGGAGCGTTCCCGGAGATGGCGCATGACCCTCGTAATATAAATATCCTTTCCTTTGAATGCCATAACCGTTGGGAAAATGGCGACCGGGAACGAATGAGAATATACCCGGAAAATATGCGGTTAATTGAGTTAATGAAAACCGAATATCAACAATTAAAGTTAGTTTAATGAGAACCAAAAAGAGAACCCCCGATTTTGGAGCAATTTCCCGGTCGTCAATCAAAAAAGACTTTCAGAGGGTACAAAGATACCCCGCCGAGGAAAAACGCCCGCAAATCGAAGAATTGCCAAAAATAAACGCCGAACGTCGTATTATCCATATATCGGAAACGAGCGCATACGCCAAGTTTGCCCGGTGCATTGTCGGTAAATTGGTACGACTAAAAGAAAAAGCGAACGTTGGCGGCAATTCGTGGTATTGCGAGTTTGTGCATGACGACGACCGGAAAGCCTTAAACATGGCGGCGGGTTGGTCTGATAATAAGAAATTGTATTTGTTGGATGGTGTTAAATTCAAATAGTTATGAGTGTAAACAAAGTTACTTTATTAGGGCATACCGGAAAAGCCCCGGATTTTAAGGAGTTCGACAACGGCGGTTGTGTTGCGACCTTTTCGTTGGCAACCACGAAACGAGCGTTTACGACAAAGGACGGGCGGCAAATCCCGGAGCGTACCGAGTGGCACAACATTGTATTGCAAAACGGGTTGGCAAAGGTCGCCAATCAGTACGTCAAAAAGGGCGATAAACTTTATATTGAGGGGGAATTAAGAACCCGGAGTTATGACGATGCGCAAGGCGTGAAACGATATGTTACCGAGATTGTCGCAACCGATATGGAAATGTTGACGCCAAAAGGAACCGGAGCCGGAACGCAAGCCCCGCCGCCGCCCGTGCCGGATGCACCCGCCCCCAACGGAACCGACGATTTACCGTTTTAATCTATGAGTATGGGAGCGATAAACGGACGGGTTATTTACAGCCCAAAGGGAAAAGCCGGGGAATATGCCGAGAACGCCGCCAACTTTTATGTTGGTTGTTCCAACAGATGCACGTATTGTTATTTGCGCAAAGGGCGGGGCGCAAAAGTGTTGGGCGGCAATACCCCGGAATTGAAAAAGGCATTACGGGAATATCCATACGCATTGGATATATTTACGAATGAGTTGTTGAAGCATAAGGACGAATTGCAAAAAACGGGGTTATTCTTTTCGTTTACAACCGACCCATTATTGCCGGAAACACAAAGGTTGACCCGCCAAGCAATCGGCGTTTGTCAACGCCACGGCGTTCCGGTTAAAGTGTTGAGCAAATGCGCCGAGGGTATCAATATTTTAATCGACTTTGCCGAGGCGTCCGAGGGTTGGGATAAATCCCGCATTGCTATTGGTTCCACGTTGACCGGGTGCGATGAATTGGAGCCAAAAGCAAGCCCAAACCGGATGCGTATAAACGCATTGGCACGGGCAAAACGCCACGGGTTCCCGACCTTTGCAAGCGTTGAACCAATCCCCGTGGGAATGTTTGACCGGGCGTTTTCTGTAATTGCTTTGTCGTACCCCTTTGTTGACTTATTTAAGATTGGATTGCAAAGCGGTTGCAGATATACCAAACGGGAAACATTGACGTTTTACAACGATATGTTCGACTATTGGGAGGCGCACCCGGACAAAACGCCCCGGATATATTGGAAAGATAGTTTTATAAGAGCGTCCGGGATTGAGCGGGAAACATTGCCCGGTTATTGTGTCCCGGCGAATTACGATTTATTCAACGAAAAATCAAACGAAAATGCAGTATAATAACAAAGATTATAAACCGAAATTGCACGACCGTTGGCGTGCATTAACCGTTAAAAACCCGTATGCAACGCAGTTGGTAACGGCGGCGTATGAGGACAACGGGATTGTTTACGGCGAAAAATGTATTGAGGTACGAAGCAAAAACACGCCGTACCGGGGCGATTTAATGGTTTGTTCGTCCGCTAATCCGGTAATTGCCGGATATGAAAGCGGGGTAACGTTGGGGTTGGTTGAATTGTACGACGTTAAGCCCGTCGCCGAGTTTACCCCGGAAGATTGGGAGAATACCCGCATACCGCCCGAAAAACGCAAATCCATTACAAAGGGGTTCGGTTGGATGATGCGGAACCCCCGCCGGGTTGTTGAGTTTCCAATTAAGGGGCAATTGGGTATCTATAATCTCGTATATACAAAAGGTTGTATTGTCGAATATCCTAAAGTTATGGTATTGGATAAAGAGGCATACAATAAAATAAAAGAAACGTATTAGTTTGTTGTATTATGGTTTAATATTATCTTTGCAAAAAAAAGATGGAAAATTGGAAGTTTATAAACGCTAATTATGAAGTTTCAGACAAAGGTAATATAAAGTCTGTAAATTATCGGGGAACGGGTAAAAGTGCGATACGAAAGCAATCTATTAGTAAAAACGGATATATGCGGGTAATACTATCAGATAATGGTAAAAACAAAACATATTTCGTTCATAGATTAGTTGCGGCGGCTTTTATTCCGAACCCGGACAATTTGCCGGAAATAGACCATATCGACGGCAACCGAGCCAATAACGATGCAACTAATTTACGTTGGTGTACGAGAAAGCAAAATTTGAATTATCAAAAAGCAATTAATAATAAACGTGAAACCATGAAGAAAGTAAATACATGGTTTAAGAAAACCGGAAAAGATAATCACAATGCAAAACCCGTTTATCAATATGATTTAGAGGGTAATTTTATAAAGAAATGGGATTGCATACATGATGCGCAAAGATGCGGTTTTAATCATGGAAATATTATTAGTTGCTGTAAGGGACGTTTAAAACATTATAAAAAATATATTTGGAGATATGAGTAAAAAACAAGTTGGAATTATCCGCAACAATGGCGACGTACATACGGCGCAAATTGGGTTCCATGCCGGACGGGTTGGCGTGTCTGTTTACGTCCGGGAATATTGGAAGTATAAGAGTTGGTTTATTATTCCCGGCGTGTCCGTGGATGCGGTCAACGGTTACGACCGTTACGTTGACATTGAGGCGAAAATATTGTTTGTCGGCATTGGCATACGGTTTATATGGATTAAAAGAAAGGTAAAACGATGAAAGCAAAGATTTTATTGTTATCTTTGGCAACGCTTTTGTTGGGGGCGTGCCAAAGCGAGAACGAACCAACAGAGGCATTTTATTTACTTCAAAAATCCGAGAGCATGGAAGAAAGAAACGAGTTTGTAACGAATACCACGGCGGCAATGATACAGATAAACGCCCCCCGGTATAATTGCGAGATTGTCGAAACCGCATTAGCGGGCGGCGATAGGGTACGAATTTGCGTAAAAGGCGCAAAGGAAGATTTGGACGCATTGTTTGACTATGTAAACGAAGCGGGCAAAGAATGAGAGTAAAGCAACCCGAACCGTTCGACCCAAACAGAGAATACCGCCCCGGCGAACGTTGCGTTTACCGGGGTATGGTATTGATTGCCGAGATATGGACGGCGGCGGATGCACGATTAGCCAACAACAATTCCACAATGTTTGCGCAACGTTGCGTTCGCTGCAAAATCAAAAGGGAAGATTGCCCCGGAATTGGTAGGCAATGCGATAAATTCCATAGGAGCGACCGGAAAACGATTTATTGGCGTTTGTTGCGTATCGTCGGGGGATTTAAGGGCGTCGAAACATTGGAATTTAATTATAACGGAACAATTGCCGGGGTTAAGGTTGAAGCCGACACGGATAGTAATAACAAATAAATTTTTAAAGCGATGAACAAACAAGTATTAAGCCCCTTTGATTGCGATATGTGCGCAATGATTGAGGACATAACAAAACAAGAAATTGAGGTTACGGCGTCCGATACCTCAATACGTTTGAGTTGGGCGCAAAATGGAAGCGAGGGAAACGATAAAGCCGAGGGACAAAGGATTGAGGCGTTAAAACAGGCAATCCGGGGACGATTGGGCGACCGTCTTATTGAGTTCTTTTATGCCGATGGTAGGCAGTCGGTTTTTATGAAGTACGACCCGGAGGAATACCCGGAGGAAATGCGCACCCGTTTAGTTGACCCGGACGCCACGGCGGGAACCCGGTATTGTCGCACCTTGTTAGAGGTTGACGCAATCCAATTTCGCCGGGACAATGTGGACGACGTGTTGAGGTTTACCGGAGGGGGAACCGTTGTAACGCCCCGCACACCGGACGGCAAAGCAATATTTTCTTTTCCCAATGGCAACGGCATATTCGTTGACGTGCCGGAAAGTTGGTATATTATCCGGGAATTGAACGGACGATTTACCGCACGCCCGGAAAAGGATTTTAAACGGGAATTTGAACCAAAAGGAACCCCCGCCGAGAATTACACGGAGCAACCCGCCCGTCCGGTTGTTGCTCAAATTGCCAATCTGTTTAATGAGTTGTTCGGAACAAATATTGCGTCCCGTTGCCGGAAAATGGAGGAAGAATTTAACGAGTACAAAGAGGCGGTAAAACACGCAATGCCGACATTCGACGACCCCGGACGCATGAACGCCGTAATTGATGAATTGGCAGACCTTAACGCCGTTGTATTTCATTCCGCTGCAATATTAGGCATACCGCAACGGGATTTGTTGGAAATGGCATACGACAAAGTAAAAGGACGCCAAACCGACCCAAATTATAAACGGACACACCCGCACGAACCGAACAAAGGTTGCGGCGATTGTTCCAATTTCATGTATGAGGACGTAAACGGGAACGGTTATTGTGAGGCGTTCAAATCTGAACAAAGGTGCGGGAATTTACGTTGCCAAGAATATAAACCCAAAAAATAATAGAGCGATGATTAACAGAGAACAATTTATTAACGAGATTGCCGAGGTAGTAAACCGTAATTCAATGGAAAAGGCGTTTAATGATACCCCGGATTTTATTTTAGCCCGCATTGCGGTTGAAGCAATGGAAATGTTCACACGTGCAAGCGCACACCGGGACGATTTCCACGAATTTAGAACGGCGGACGACCGGAAATATAAAGCGATTTGCGAAAGCGAAAAGAAAGCAAAGCCCGTGAACACTTGTAAGGGTTGCCCGCTTATCGACGTTTGCCCCGCCGTTAAAATGGAAAAGCAACCGGAACATAAAAGGGAGTACAAGAAACCGGAGGCGTTCGATGTGCCAAAAGATGTGGAAGCAATGGCGGCGTTCTTTGCTGATATGTTTCCCGGTTCCGAAATACAAATCCAACGGGTCGATTTGAAAAAGAACCCCCGAAACAAACGCCGGGCAAAGAACCAACGAAAGAACCGGAAAGGAGGTAACAAATGAAATATCGCAAAAAGCCCGTTGTTATTGAGGCGGTCGAATATACAGGATATAACATTGTTGAGGTACAACAATTTGTCGGTAAAAAGTTAGACGGCGATTTTTACGACGCCCCCAACCATAATGCAACAATGAGTATAACAATACCAACATTAGAGGGCGATATGAAAGCCATACCGGGGGATTATATCATAAAGGGCGTAAAGGGGGAATTTTACCCATGTAAGCCCGATATTTTCAAACAGACATACGACCCGGCGGAATGAAAAAGACAAATAGATGTTCCGGGACAATCCCGGATATTCCGACCGGATGCGCCCCAGATAATCGACGCCCCGAAAAGATATGCGGAACGTGTCGATATTTCAACCCGGAATTTCCGGTAAATGGAAAGCCCGCCCCGGTATGTTTGGCAATAAAGGAAATGAAAGGGGGAACGGAATACACCAACCCCCGTGGAACGCAACATTATTTTCGTTGCTCAAATGGGAGATACGAAAACGGTATAGGACAATAGGCAATAAGCCCCGGAAAACAAAGCCGGGGTTTTGCCGTTTATATACATGAGAGTACAAACGTTTGGCAATGCACCGGAAAAGCCGTAAATTTGCCCCGTGGTTGAAAGATAACCATTAAGACGATAAAAGTATTGAGTTGATAACAAAGGCCTCTTAAAATGGAAATTCCCCGCAAATAACTTGTAAAGGGTAAACACGTTTTAAGGAGGGAACGGGAAAAAGAAACACAGAGAGCCGAAAGAACCAAAGAGGAACCAAAGGACGGAAAGGACAAAGGAACCGAGGAACCGAAAGGAGGTTAAAGACAAAAGGCGCAAAAGGTTGATTTTATACCCCGTTTGACATTATAAAGAGGTTTGACGATGAAAAAGAGAAAGAAGCCATTAGGCTACAATAAGCGTTCCGAGGAACAACGAATTTACGACATTCGGTTTTGTGCCGATTTGTTTTTGCGTGGGTATTCATACCGGGAAATTGCGGACGCATTGAACCGGGATTTGTCCGCCCGTGGAATGGGTTATACAATAACCTTTCAAATGGTTTATTACGATTTGCAACAATGCCTTATTGAGTGGAAACGGGAACGGTTGGATAATATCGACGAATACGTTACACAAGAATTACGCAAATTGGATAAAATGGAGCAACAAGCATGGGAGGCGTGGGAAGCGTCGAAAACCGGAAAGATGCGCACCAAAGAGAAAACCAACAAAGGGCGACCAATCAAAACCGATGCCGAGGACGCCGACCCGGAATATTACGGGTACAATGAAACCGCAACCGAAACGTCCGCCGGGAACCCCCGGTTTTTAGATTTGCTTTTGAATATCCAACAACGCCGGGCAAAGATGTTAGGGTTTGACGCCCCGGTTAAAATTGAGATACCCGGATATAACGCCACGACCGACGACGACAAACCAAAGTACGACGTTAAAGCAATCCCGGACGATTTATTGTTTGCATTGGCGGACAAATTACAATCCGCCGAATACCAAAAGGCATTAGCCGAGAAAGGAGGGGCGCAATAATGGCAAAGAGAGTAACCGTACCCCGTCCGGAAACCAAGCAACCGGAATGGCAAACCGAGATTTGCGACACGTGCCGTTTTTCGGAATGGATAACGGACGACCATAGACACCGGGATTTAAACGGGAACCCGATTTGTTTACGTTGCCCGCATTATGAATTTTACATTGTCCGAGGTCGTCGGGCGTGTTCTAAATGGGAGAAAGGAGCAAAGCAATGAACAACGAACAATTATTGCAGATGTACGACGCAATCCGGCAACAGCCGGATTTGCTTGTTAAAGCCGCCGCCCGTAAACGCCTTATCAACTTTGCCCGGTATATGCAACCGGATTTAGTATTAGAGTCGTTCCACGTCGTTTATTATACGTTGTTGGATATGTTCGCACACGGCAAAATACGAAAGATGATTGTACAACAACCGCCCCAACATGGCAAATCGGAGGGGTCGAGCCGTAAATTACCCGCATTTATGTTGGGGTTAGACCCCGACCGCAAAATATGTATCGGTTCGTATGCGGCGACAATCGCACGGGATTTTAACCGGGATGTTCAACGAATAATCGACACGCCCCGGTATCGTGAATTATTCCCCGGCACGTACTTAAATGGGTCAAACGTCGTAACAATGGCTAATACCTATTTGCGCAATTCCGATGTTATCGAAATGGTAGGGCGTAAGGGGTCGTTGCGTGTCGTCGGTCGTGGCGGTTCGCTGACGTCTAAAACCGTGGACGTTTCGATATTGGACGACGTGTATAAGGATTACGCCGAGGGTAACAGCCCGATAGTACGGGCGGCGGCGTGGAAATGGTACACGACCGTTGTACGCACCCGTTTACATAACGATAGTCAAGAATTGATTGTATTTACCCGTTGGCACGACGACGATTTGATAGGGCGCATTGAAAAGAGCGGCGAAACGATTATTGATGTTAAGTGTTGGGCGGATTTAGAGAACGTAACGCCGGGGGCGTGGGTGCGCATAAATTTTGAGGGATTGAAAACCGGGGAACCGACCGAGATAGACCCACGGGAACCGGGGGCGGCATTATGGGAAAGCCGACACAGTAAGCAAAAGTTGGAAGCGCAAAAAGCATTAGACCCGGTACAATTCCAATGCCTCTATCAAGGAAACCCCGGTTCCGCTGAGGGTCGTTTGTATCAGCCTTTCAAAACATGGGTCGAAAAGTCTGATTGGGGGCAATACGTCCGTTCGGGCGCATACATAGACGTTGCGGATGAGGGCGACGACCTTTTGTTTGCCGCCACATACGACGTATATAAGTCCGATAATCTTATATTCAATGAAAAGACAAAGCGGATGGAACCGTTGTTATTTGCTCTAATAACCGATATGGAAGTAACGGACGAAAATACAGATGTTACAACCGTAACCGTGCCTAACATGATAAATCGGAACGGCGTGCAAAAAGTATGGGTTGAAAGTAACAACGGCGGTGCAGGTTATGAAAAGGTTATCAAAAAGAAAATGCGTGCAATGACTGAACCGTTTTACCAAGGCGGCAACAAGGAAAGCCGGATTATCACTAATTCCGCAATGGTAAACCAACATATAATAATGCCGTTCGGATGGGAAACCCGGTACAAGGCAGTTTACGACCACATTACAACCTTTTTGCGTAACTTCGATGCTAACACGCACGACGACCCGGAAGATGGGTTAACCGGAATATACGAAAAGGAAATAGCGGACGGCAATTTGCAGCCATACGCACACGCCAACCGGGGTGTTAAGCGTCGTAATTAGCAATATTATTGAGATATGCAAGATTATACCGGAAAAAGTTTATAACTTTGTAGCGAAAACAAAGGGCAAAGGGAAAGCCCGGAGATAATGAATTTAGTTTTAACGTTAAAAATTAAAGAGTATGATTACTTGTAAGTGTCCGGCGGCGGCTTCATTGCCCGATATTCCCGCCGTAAATTGCGCCGAAAGTTTCGGGCAGATTCAAAAGGTAGCGTTTCAACGTCTGACTAAAGAGGACGGAACGAAAAACAGTTTCACAACTGAAAAGGCGATAACGTTGTTGGCTTCATGGACGCCGTTGTTGACAGCCGAGGACAGCACTAAAGTTGTTGTTTCCCCGTACATCCAAGCCCCAACCAATGAAGCCGGAGCCGCCCGCACATTTGGAGGCGGTAACGAGACATTGGGAGGCGTTGAGGAAATTATCGGACGTGAGCCGAACCCGTTCACGGGCGTAATGCGCAAAATTCCCCAAGCCGTAATTAAGGCGATGAAAGAATTGCAATGCGAAAGTTGGAGCGATAATTTGGGCGTTTACCTGTTTGATGAAAACGGAAGTATTGAGGCAATACAGGATGCCACGGTTAAGACGACCTATTACCCTATTCCAATCCGTTCTTTGTTCATTGGCGATAAGTCGCACGGAGGTTTGGAAGCCCCGGACAGCAACGCAATTCAATGGTCGTTTTTGCCTAACTATTCCGACGACCTTGTTATTGTTGCACCGGATTTCAACCCGTTAACCGACCTCAAAGCCTAACGATATGGCGGCGAAAGTTCAAAAGGTTGCGTTGGTTAACGACACGTTGAACGTAACCGAAGAATTTACGATAACGCACGCCGAACGTCTTTTGCGATTACGCAATAATGGCGGTTGGAGATTGCCGGATAATTCAACTTTTAAATTTGATAACGAAAATGGGATTGGATATAAACGAGATAAGAAAGCGGATAACGGAGCCGAAAAAGCGCAAAACGATAAATAGAGCAATCTATCATCAATTGCGCATTAATTTTCACGCCCGCACACGCATAACGTCGTTTGACATTTGCCAACCGATAACGGATTTTATGGCATTTGTTTCTAACCTATTGCCGCATGATAAGTTTAAAATGTTCAAAACATTGTTCCGTTACCCCGTTAAGACAAACGAGGTAACGGGCGTTTGTTTTGATAAGTTGAGCCGGATTTTTGACGGTCGTAACCCGGCGTTCAATTATCAATTCCAAAACCCGGAACAAAGGGACGATTGGGAGTATTACCGCCAAGACGTATTACACGAACCGGAAATTTGGAGTACAAAAGGATGGGAGTTTTTCCAAACCGAAATAAATAGCGTTCTTATTGTCGATATGCCGAGCGAACAAAACCCCGCCGACAAATACCCGCAACCGTATTTCTATTGGTTGCCTATTGCATCCGTGATTGATTACAGAGCCAACCCGACGACGGGGGTAATGGATTATATCATTTTTAGGCAGGATGGGGAACGTATCGCAGTAATTGACGACGAACGTTATAGAGTATTCAGAGAGGACAAAAACCACAATATCGGCGAATTGCTGATTGATAACCCGCACGACGTCGGTTATTGTCCCGCCCGTTTCTTTTGGAACGAACCGTTAAGTTTATCGGAACCCGACGTTAAGCAATCCCCGCTAACCAAACAATTGGAGGCGTTGGATTGGTTTTTGTTTTACCATATCAGTAAACGACATTTAGACTTATACGGCGCATATCCGATTTATTCCGGGTATGAACAAAGTTGCGATTTCAGTAACGGCGAAAATGGCGATTATTGCGACGGTGGGTTTTTGAAAGACAAACAAGGGTTTTATAAATTGGATGCCGCCGGGCTTTTGATGCGTTGCCCCAAATGCGGGAATAGTCGCATTAATGGCGTTGGTTCGTTCGTGGAAATACCAATACCGGACGGGGATAAACAACCCGATTTGCGTAACCCGGTGCAAATGTTGACCGTTGACCGTAATAGTTTGGATTACAACGTTGAGGAAGAAAACCGACTAAAGAACGATATTATTACGTCGGTTGTTGGAACCAACGAGGAAATAACAACACGGTACGCATTGAACGAACAACAGATTGCCGCCAACTTTGAAAGCCAAAACACGGTATTAAACCGGGTAAAAAAAGGATTTGAGGCGGCGCAACAATTCGTCGATGAAACCGTTTGCCGTTTGAGGTATGGCGGTTTGTTCGTTTCTGCAAAAGTCAATTATGGCACGGAGTTTTATTTATCCAACGCAACGGAGTTACGGGAACGTTACAAGGTGGCAAAGGAAAGCGGCGCAAGCGAGGCGGAATTAGACGCACTACAAAACCAAATTATCGAAACGGAATACCGGAATAATCCAACCCAATTGCAACGTATGTTGACGTTGGCGGAATTGGAACCGTACCGACATTTGACCCGTAACGAGGTATTGGATTTGTACGACAAACAGATTATCAGCGAAAACGATATGCGTATAAAGTTGAATTTTGCTAACTTTGTACGCAGATTTGAACGTGAATATTTGAACGTGTTAGAGTTTGGGTATAATATGCCGTTCAACTCTAAGATAAATTTTATAACAAGTAAATTTAACGATTATGCGAGTGAAAGTAAGCGAGGGCAAAACTAAAGACGTTGCGATTATCGACGTTACGCCCGAAAACTACATTGTCCCCGACAATGAGAAACATTTGTATCATTGCGTTATCGAAATTAAGAAATTCGACAGCGAAACGGGCAAACGGTTGTCAATCCCCCGTATTCAGAAATTCGGCAAAAAAGGCTATGAAAACAGCATTGCCGAGCATTTGAAAAAGCAGGGTTACACGATTACCGTATTGCACGACCCCAACGAGTACATGAAAGCCAAAGCCGAGGCGGACGAAAAGGCAAAGGCAGAAAAAGCCAAAGCCGCCGAGGAAAAAGCCAAAGCCGATGCCAAAGCGAAAGCCGAGGCGGACGCCAAAGCCCGTGCCGAGGAAAAGGCAGCGTTGAAAGCCGAGATTTTGGCAGAATTGAAAGCGGCGGGCGTTATCCCGGCGGAACCCGCCAAAGAAACCAAAGCCGATGCAAAGGCAAAGGCAGAAGCCGAGGACAAACCCGGAGCGAAAAAGTAACAGAGTATTAAACAATTAAAAAATACGATTATGGCACAGATTGCACAGCGGGACAATTTGGTTATTGAAGTAACAACAACCGCCGCCGCATTGGATGGCGCAACAAAGAAAAAGTTGATTGAATGTATTGAGGGCGGAACAATTACCGACGTAATTTTGGTAACAAAAGAGGTTGAAAAGAAAATCAGCCATGCACGTGTTGTTAGTTGGTTGGTTGACACAACCGGGGATGCGCCAAAATACACAATTGATATTATTAACGCAAACAGCGGAACAGTAACAGCAATCGCACTTAATTAATTCAAAGGGAAAGAATTATGTTAACGAGAGAAATTTTAGTTGCAAATGCGGCATTAGCCGGATTAACCGACGAACAATTGACAGCGATAACCACGTTATCCGTCAACGACGAAAATAGCGTAATAGCGAAAAAAACCGGGGAAATTTACGGCGGTTTGGATGCGGACATTTTAGCCGTTTCCGGTATCGCAAAGAACGGAACCGAAAAAACGTTTGATTACGCCAAACGAGTATTAACCGAGTTCAAAACCAAAGTTGAGGGCGCAAATGGTCTGCAATCACAGATTGACAGCCTAACCAAAGAAAAGGCACGTTTGGAAAAAGCCATTGCCGACGGTGCAACGGATGCGGAAACCGCAAAAGCATTGAAGCAAGCAAAGGCAGATTTGCAAAGCGTTACAACCCAATACAACGACCTCAAAAGCAAATACGATGAAGCCGAAAAAAAACACACAAACGAGGTGTTCGGCATTCGTGTTGAAACGGCATTGCAGACAGCAACCGCCGGATTGAAGTTTAAGGCAGGGTTGCCGGAAAGCGCAATAAAGGTTTTGTTAGACCAAGCGATTGCAAAGATTAAGGGCATGAACCCCGAATTTATCGACGACGGAAAGGGCGGCAAAATGTTAGCGTTTAAGGACGAAAACGGCGCAATCATGCGCAACCCGAACAATCAGTTGAACCCGTACACCCCCGGCGACCTTTTGACCCGTGAATTGGAAACAATGGGTATTTTGGATAAGGGACGCCAAGCGGCGGGCGGCGGTACAGGCGCACCAAGTGGAGGCGGTGCGGGCGGTAACATTACCGTTGACATATCCGGCGCAAAAACGAGGGTTGAGGCATACGACGCAATTACGGCGACGTTGGAACAACAAGGGTTAAAAGTCGGAACGGCTGAATTTGACGCCGGAATGCAACAAGCATGGAAAGACAACAATATTTCCGCATTACCGGAAAAGTAAAAGACAACACGGGTAAAGGGTAAACCCGCATTTATAAACAATTTAATTTTTTAAACAATGAGTTTAATAGCAACGAGAGTACAAAATTGGCGGATAGAGAACCCGGAGTTAGACCGTAATATGTTCCGCCCGTGTGAGTACGGCGCATTGGATTTCTTTATTGAGCAAACCAACGCCCCCAACTCAATCATTAGTCCCAATTTGAGGGATAGAGCATTAGTAAGTATCGGTAACACGGTACGGGTTCCCGTTATCGATTATGACGAAAACGTACAGGTTAGCAACGTGCGTTCGTGCGTTATTGCTGATAACGAAAATACATCCGCATTGGTAACGCTTGTTTGGGCGACGTATGCAATTGGTTTTACAATGGTTCCGGCGGCATACTCAAACAATGAGATTTCGTACAACCATGACTTTATGCGCAAAATGGAGAAAACAACCCGTGCGTTGGCGGACGCTTTGGATAAAGGAGCCGTTGCCGCATTGGAGGCGAACAAAACGCAGGTGTTCAAAACATTGCTCAATTACACGCAGACCGGGAACGTTGTACAAGTGCCAACCCAAATGGCAACCGAGATTTTGGGCGACATTAACCCAATCATGCGGGCGAATTGTTACCCAGAATATATCCATCTTATCGCAAATGCGGGGGTTGATAGCCTAATTCGCAAGTTGGCGCAACATGGCGTTTACAACGACGTTAATAAGCGTATGGAGTACGACAACAAAGTATTGCATTACACCAACAACGTAACGGATGAAGCGGGCAAAATGGGAACAATGTTTGCAGTTGCCGACGGTAACGTTGGTATTCTTACACGTGTTGACCGTGAAGCATACCGCCGCACCCGTGCGAATTTCCACGAATGGGACATTGTACGATTGCCGTACATTGATTTGCCCGTTGGTTCACATTATTACACCGCCGTTGGCGACCAATCCGCAATTATGGGGGATGCAACCGCCGATTTGACGTGTGCCGTTAAGGAGTATTTCGGATTTAGCGTTGATGTTGCCTACATGGTAGCATATAACAGCAAGCCGGACACCGTGGCAAATCCCATTATCAAAGCCGAGATTGCAGCACGCAATCCGAACGAACCGTTAGGAATGCCCGTATATGTAACCAACGCCGGGGAATTTCCCGCCGGGGGTGCAGGCGCATAAGCCGGAAAACGGAACAATTATTTAACCGAGGGGACGGGGTGGTTATCCCCGCCCCCTTTTTAAATTTACGCAGTATGTACCGGATAAAAGAGATACAAGATAAATTATTGCACGTTGTCGGTTGGGAGCAATCATACAATCCCGCCGAGGCAATCGCCGAGCAATTGACAGAAACCGAAAGCGGGTTATATTTTCAAGGGGCGCACCCGCTTGTAACGTTGGATAATATGGCGGCAATCGTCCCGGACAATTGGGGCTTTCAATACCCGGTTTGGAACGATACAAAGGAATGGAAAGCCGAAACCGTGGTACAATACGCCAACGATGCGGCGGGCAAACCTTTGTATTGGGTTGCTTTGGTTGATAACGTCGCCGAGGTTCCCGCCGAGGGTTCGACCTTTTGGGAGAAATACAACATATTGTCCGACTATTTGGAGCGTTTGACCCGCAACGGAATTTCCACAGCGGTACAAACGTTTACCCAAATAAAGGGGTTGGATAAGGAAACAAAGAACCTATTGGAACGGCGCACGTTCTTTGACGGTGCGGGGCGTATCAGAGCAACCCAACCGAACGCACATAAATTGGTAGGCTTTGAGATTATCCCGGTGCGGGCGATGGGAGTAACCGCACAAATACACCGGGTTGGCTTGCAAATGACGGGCGGAACCGGGATTGTGAAATTGTACCTTTTCCATAGTTCACAGATTGACCCCGTAAAAACGTTTGATTTGAATTTTACGTTGACAAATGGCGGCTTTCAATGGTTTACGTTGGAAGATTGTTTTTTGCCGTATATCAGCGACGCAAACAACGCCGGGGGTGCGTGGTTTCTTTGCTACAATCAAGACGATTTGCCCGCCGGGATGCAAGCAATTAACGTGTCGAAAGATTGGAGCGGCGAACCGTGCGGAACGTGTACCGGGTACGGCAATATTGAGGCATGGCGGCAATTGACAAAGTATTTGCAGATTTCCCCGTTTATGTACAACGCCCCGGAAACATTCGCCGAATACCCGGAGTTGTGGGATATAGCATACACGATGTACACTAATACGCTAAATTACGGGTTGAATTGCGAAATAACGGTGGGTTGCGACCTAACCGATTTTATCGTTGAACAACGGGCGATATTCCAAACGGTAATACAACGCCAAGTTGCGGCAATCGCTTTGCGCACGTTGGCAATGAACCCCAACGTAAGGGTAAACCGGAACCAATCCAACGCCTCTAAAATGGAAATTTTGTACGAATTGGACGGGAATGTTGAGGGACGCCCCGGCGGTTTGGGTTATGACCTTAAAAAAGCGTTTGAGGCTTTGCGATTAGATACGCAAGGAATTGACCGTATTTGTTTGAGTTGCAACAACCGGGGCGTTAAGTACCGGACAACGTAATTGTATTATGGCGGGGTTACAATCAATAATTGATTTGCGCAACCGGGTTAATACATTTAACGACGGGTTGACGTCCGGGTTGATTATACGGGACATAATCGACGACGGAATGACAACGGCGTTTATCATTGATGCCAACGCCGAGGAACAATTATTTGAACAAGGTATTAACCGATTGGGCGTTGACATTATGGATTATCGACCTTATACCCCGCTAACAATAGCCATAAAGGAGGAAAAGGGACAACCGACGAACCGGGTAACGTTACGGGATGAGGGCGATTTTGAAAGTAGTTTTTATTTGGAAGTCGGCGACAAACAATTTGAAATTAAGGCGTCGGATTTCAAAACGGAAGATTTGATTAAAAAGTACGGGCGGCAAATATTAGGGTTGACGAACGAAAACATTGCTAAACTGATTTGGCAATACGTTTACCCGGATTTGCTAACCAAAGCAAAAAAAACAATATACGGAAATGGATAGAATACCGATTATAAAGAACCCGGAGTTATTCGACCGGGTTATTGCCAATATTCAAAAGGGATTGGCGGACGGGTTGCCGTGGCTTAACTATTCCTTTGGACGTTCGGAACGGTTGGTTAAGTCCATACAAGGGAAACGATATTACACGCCTAATATTTACGTTGGCGGCAATGAATATATGTTGATTGCCCCGGATAGTAATATAGGGAATTTTTCGTTTTTCGTATTGGACGACCCGCAACAAATTGATTGGTTCCCCGGCGAACAAAACAAATATACAACGCCGTTTTCGGTTATCTTTTGGTTCGATATGCGGACGATAACCAACGACCCAAACAACCGAAATACGGAGGCGGTCAAACAACAAATTATGCGGGTATTGAACGGCGGTATTTGGTTACGTTCCGGTTCCATGAAAATAAACAGAGTGTACGCAAAGGCGGAAAACATATTTGCCGGGTTCACTTTGGACGAAATAGATAACCAATTTTTAATGCACCCATTCGCCGGGTTCCGGTTTGCCGGGGAATTAGGAATTGATGAAACGTGTTTAACTGATTAAAACAAAGTGTATGCAAGCATTTTTATTTTATACGGTCGTGGTTGCTTTGGTTGCTGCATTCGGTTTGACCTTGTTACGCAAATGGCAGGTTATCGAATTGGTACAAGTCCACGGCAACGAGTTTTTCGCAAAGATGTTTAATTGCGATTTCTGTTTGTCCTTTTGGGCGGGGGTTGCTTTGGCAATCCTTTTGGCGTTTATTACCGGGAACCCGACGTTGTTGTTGGTTCCCTTTTGTTCCACAATGATAACCCGTTCTTTGCTATGAAAACCGTTAAGATAGGAGAACGCACCGTTGAGATATACGACGCTATCGACGAATTGCCGATGTTGCGATTTCATAAGTACAACAAAATGTTGTTAGTTGATGCCGGGATTGGTTCCGATTTGCAGGATTTCGACACGCATATTGAAAAGGCAATAAGATACGCCCGGAGCAAAACCCCCGAATTGGCGGCAATCGAATTGGATAATATGCGGCAAAACGTGTATTTCATCCAAACCGGGATAAGTCCAAAGCATTTGGCGTTTGCCGTGTTGGTTAAATCAATCGACGGGGAACCGTACAACGATTTGTCCGATGATGGGTTGCAAAAGGTCGTCGATATGTTCGGCGATGTTCCCGTTAAAGAGTTGACCGCCCAAATGGAAGCGGTCAAAAAAAAAATAGATGAAGAATTGCAAATGTATTTCCCCCGGTTGTTCGACGATGCGACCGTAAAAGAGTATTACGACGAATTGCGCAACCGCACAATGTTAATGTTGGATGCGATTATAAATGGCGATACAAAGGACAAACGGGCGGAAATTGATAAAATAACGACGATGTTGTTGTTATATAATCGCCCGGTTGTTTTTAGCGGTTCCGATAACATGGAAATTCAGTACGATAAACAATTTGAAAATATGTGTTTAACCATATCCCAACATTTACACGTACCGGAACCAAAGAAATACACCGTATTGGAGTATTACAACGCATTTGAGCGGATAAAGGAGTTGTTGAAACCAACCAAAAATAAAAACGGCGTCAAATAAGGTGATTTGCGGCGTTGTTTTTCTTTGGTTGATTAACTACATGGAAAAGAAAAGATAATTTAATACGGGGCAAATTGCCCGCAAATAACGTTAAGTATGGCAGATAATAACAACCCTATAAAATATAGCGACCTTGTAAGCCCGGACGATTCGATTACAAAGTTGATAAATCAGTTAGACCAACTTTCCGACGCCTATATGAACACTTTAAAGAATATAAAGAGTGAGGCGATAACGGTTAAGGCTGCATTGGAGGGGGTAAGCGGGGCGACCGAGAACGGACGTAAAACAATCCGGGAGGCGTCCGCCGATACCGACAAATTGACACGGGCGGCAAAGGATTTGGCGTTTGCGGAAAGCGAGAACGCAAAACGGTTGGCGGAATTGAAGCAAGCGCAAAAAGAGGCGAACGAATTAAACAAGTTGACAACCCGGTTGAACCAATCCGCCGAGGGTTCATATAATCGTTTGTCCGCTCAATACTCAATCAATAAAATATACCTCAATAATATGACGGTTGAGGAAAGGGAGGCGACCGAGGAGGGGCGCAAATTGGTTGCCGAAACAAAAGCGATTTACGAGGAAATGAAACGGTTGCAGGAAGCGACCGGGAAAACGTCCCTAAACGTTGGTAACTATTCCGACGCCACAAAAGGGTTGACGACCCAAATAGGGAACCAAACGAAGCAATTAGCATTGTTACGATTGGAGGGCAAACAAGGAACCGCCGAATATCAGCAATTGAGCAAAGAAACCGCAATGTTACGAGATGCGGTTAAGGATGCGACCAATGAAATTACCCGCATGGCGTCCGATACGTCCAATTTGGATGCCGTATTAGGTTTGGCGGCTGGTGCGTCCGGTGGGTTCGCCGCATTTACCGGGGCAATGGAATTGTTCGGGGCGGAAAGTGAGGACGTACAAGAAGCGCAAAAGAAGTTACAGGCAGCAATAGCCATTACAACCGGGGTGCAAGCCATACAAAACGCAGTACAAAAACAATCCGCAATTATGTTGGGTATTTCCCGGCTACAAATGGCGGCATTGAGCAAAGCGCAAGTTTATAACCGCCTTGTTACCATGCAGGGAACAAAGGCAACATTGGCGGCTACAATTGCGCAAAAGGCTTTCAATCTGATTGCCGCCGCAAATCCGTATGTTCTTTTGGCGTTGGCATTGGTTACGGTTGTGGGGGCTTTAGTTCTGTTTGCATCTAATACCGATAAATCGGCAAAGAACCAACAAAAAATTAATGAGGCGCAAAAGGTTTGGTTGGATTATTTGGAAACCGAGGCAACCGAAATAAACCGGGTTAGCAACGAACGTGTCGCCCAATTGAACCGGGAATTAAACGTTGCTAAAGCCCGCAACGCTTCATTATCTGAAACCCGAAAGATTGAGGACGAAATATTAGCCGAGCGCACAAAGGCACATAATAAAAGCGTTGGTTTTTACGGTCAAGAATTAAACGATTTGGAGGCAAACCGGGCAAAGTTGAAACAACTAAACGATATGTTGGTACAACTCAATAACGCCAAAGCCCGTGGAGATAAGAAAGTTTATATTGATGTTGATTTAGACGGTAAAATTGATAAAGTTAAGGTTGACGAAGCGATTGAAGCCGTGCAGGGTCAAATAGATAATACCGGGCGGGCGGTTGACATTGCCGTTAATCTAAAAACCGAGGGGGCGGATTTGGACGCCGAAAGGAAAATACAAGACGCCCAAAGAGCAAACGAAAACCGGAACGCCGCCAAAGCGGAAACGGATATATTGCGCAAAGCCGAGGACGCCCGGATTGCCTTAATTAAAAATTCATTCGACCAACAACGGGCGCAACGTCAAGCCGCCAACGCCCGTGCGATTGCTGATATACAATTGCAGTTGAGGACGGAAACCAATTTAACGGTTAAGGCACGTAAAGCGTTGAACGACCAAATTGTTTTATTACGGGAACAATTGGCGGTTGATATGGTAGATATTGCCAATAACCAACGGGCGGCGGAATTGTCCGCACAACGGGCAACACAGGACGCCCAAATTGCATTAATGGCAGAGGGTGCAGAAAAGCAACGGGAGCAATTGCGGGTTGAGTATGAAAGGCAAATACAGGATATTAACACCCGGTTAGAAACCGAGCGGGGATTAACTGAAACGCAAGTTGCCGAATTGCTTAACCAACAATTACTTTTGCAACAACAATACGCAAAGAGTTTGGGCGAATTGAACGACCAAATTACAATAGACCAAATGCAAGCCGCCGCCGACCGGACGCAATTACAATTAGACGCCGCCCGTGAGGGTTCGCAGGAGGAAATAAATTTGCGTATTCAGTTGTTACAGCAACAACGGGCAATCGAATTGGCACAAAATAGGCAATTAGCCGAGGACGTGCGCCAATCCGAGGCGGATATTAACGCCAAATATGATGCCGAGGTATTGAAGCAAACGACCGAGTTAAACCAACAACGGGCGTTAATGCTATTCGACCAAACACAAGCGTTGGAGGCGTCCGAGTTTGATTTAATCCGCAATTCCGAGGAACGCAAAACCCGGTTCCGGTTAGCGCAAGAAAAGGCACGGTTGCAAAAGATTTTAGAGTTGAACAAAGCCGCCGGGGTTAAAATGACGGATGCCGAGGTTAAGACAATCGAAAATACCATTGCGAAAATCGACCAAGAAATTGAGAAAAGCAAAGGCGACGAACGGGGAAACGACATTTACGGGTTGTTTGGGCTGAATTTGGACGATGACCAAAAGGAGGCAATAAGTACGTCCGTTTCCTTTGCTATTGAGCAATTAAATAGTTTTTTGGATGCAAAGGTACAAGCCGCCGACGCCGCCGTTTCCGCCGCCGACAAAGAGGTTGACGCAAGCCAACGCCGATTAGATGCGGAATTAGAGGCACGGGCGAACGGTTACGCCAATAACGTTGCAATGGCACAAAAGGAATTAGACCAAGCCAAAAAGAACCAAGAAAAAGCCCTAAAGGAGCAACAAAAGGCGCAAAAGGCACAACAAGCAATCCAAACAATCCAACAAATCGGAAACCTTGTAACGGCGTCCGCTTTAATATGGCGCCAATTAGGTTTTCCCTTTGCAATTCCGGCTATTGCGATAATGTGGGGTTCCTTTGCCGCCGCCAAAATTAAAGCCGCCCAATTATCCAAGTCCGCCAACGCCGGGGGTTCGGAAAGTTACGGCGATGGTACGGTTGAATTGTTGGCGGGCGGTTCCCACCAATCCGGGGACGACGTGGATTTAGGAACCAAACCGGATGGAACCCGGAGGCGTGCCGAGGGCGGGGAATTTTTCGCCGTTATCAATAAACGTAATTCCCGCCGTTTCCGTCGTTTAATCCCGGACGTAATAAATAGTTTGAACCGGGGAACATTCCCCCAAAAGTACCTTAATGCCTACAATACCGACGGCATTAATGTAACGGTTCAACAAAATAACGCACCGGATTTGCGGGATTTAAAAGACGATGTAAGGGAGATTAAGGAACAAAACCGCCGCCGTCGTTACGTCGATGGCAACGGCAATGTTATTGAGGTTTACAAGAATTTGACACGTAAAATTAAAAAATGATATGAACCCAATTTATAGACATTCTTTTGCCGATGTGTTTTTTAAAACCGGAATTATAAACACTAATACGGGGGCTTTGATTACGTCCGGGGATGCGGTGCAAAACCGTTATTATAGTACCTATGTTTCTGTTAGCAATGTTTACCCCCGTGTTTTGTTGATTAATGCGGGGGTTGACCGTGGGGCATTTTATGATAGCGATAAAAAGTTTATAAGTAGTTTTATTGGAGTAACAACGGGTTCGGTTGATATTCCCAATAATGCGTATTATTTGCGATTTGTTGTTTATAAAACAAGTTATAACGCCGGAACGGTATTTGCCCGGTTGGGAACGGCAACGGCGCAAAATTTGGTTTACGGACGTAAAGCCAACCCGATATATAAGGACGATTTGGCAAAGGAATACGAATTAGAAACGAACCAACGGTTTTATCGTGCCAAATTATCCGGGAAAATATCATTTATCCGGGATGATTACGATTTTATAAATACCCGTCCGTTTGATTATGAATTTTTGTACGGGATAGATAAAAGTAACGACGGCGGTAAAACGTGGGTTCCCTATTTTTCCGGCAAGTTTATGAAAACGGATTGTACGTTTGTTGATTATGACAAAAAAGTTACCGTACAACCCGATGTAATAGACGATTATAACGAAGTTTTGGCGGGATTAGAAAAGGAATACAATTTAATAACATTAGCCCCGTCAATCCAACGTATAACCATAAACAAACGCCCGCTTATTCAAATATATGTTCCGGGCGATAGTATTGTTTCGTGTTTTTTGGGCGGTACAAATTGGGAACAAGACGCAAACGCCACGACCGACCAAAGCGCATTAGTACAAACTTATCATTTTGCTTTATGCAATATATTGAAAGAAATACAAATTATGTCCAACGGTTCCCCGGCGGTAATATCGGGGCTATATACGGGGCGAATGGCAACGGGCGCAAGTGCGGACACATTCGAGGGGAAATTATACCCTGAGTTAAATGTTAATTATTATATCTACATTATACAACAACGGATAAGCGGCGGTTTGCCTTTTGGGCTTGCATTAGTTGAGATACGCCGACAATCGGACGACGTGGCAATGTTTCGTTATTCAAAAGCAACAACATCTCCGTTTGATACATTGGAGTTTGATTTAACCGCCGTTGAGGGTTCCGGGGCAACCGGAACAATGCACGCCGATATGAAAAGTTATAATATATACGCCCGGTATTTGTGCGATGTGGAAAAAATAGACGACCTAAATACATATCCATTGCCCGCCGATGATATAGTTGATAATAACAGTAATTATAGGTGTGCGATTGGTTACGCAATCGACGTGGCGTTTATTTCAAACAACTTTTCAGATACCCCGACCGAGTGGGGATTAGCGGACAACGGAAAGTATTTTGCGCCCCCTTATTCCATATACGGACAAACGTTTTATCCAATCGCCCGGTCAACGTGGCGTTATGCGTCGTTGTGGTTTGGGTTTTATTTGATGGATTGGATATTAGAGGAAAAAGCCCGAAAAGCATATACTTTGCGGGATGCGTTCCCGGTTGCGTCGTGTATATCTGTTTTGCTCAATCAGATTGCGCCGGGTATTACCCACGCAGCAACGGCGGAATATAGCCAATTTTTATACGGTGGTAACAACCCAATATCCGGATTGAATTTCCGTTTGCTTGTATCACAGAAAACCAATATCATAAACGGGGAATATCAGCAACCCGCACAAAAAGCCCCGACTACATTACAACAATTTACCAATATGTTACGGGATTGTTTCAAATGTTATTGGTTCATTGAGGACGGAAAATTTAAAATCGAACATATCCAATATTTCCGCAATGGCGGTTCCTATTCCGGCGGGGCTATATTAAGCCACGATTTGACAAAGGAATTGAATTTGCGCAACGGGAAACCGTGGGCGTTCAACACGTCGGAATATTCGTTTGATAAGGTCGATTTGCCCGAACGTTACCAATTTGAATGGATGGATGATGTAACAACGCCGTTTGAGGGTTTGCCGATACAAGTAATTAGCAAGTATGTAACACCCGGAAAGATTGAGGAAATTAATATATCAAATTTCACGTCCGATATTGATATGATGTTGTTAAACCCCGGCAACATGAGTTCCGACGGGTTCGCCTTATTTGCCGCCGTTCCGCCAACGTCCGGGTCGCAATGGATATTGCCATTTACACGGCAAACCATTAACGGGGTCGAATACTTTTTGCAAAATGGATATTTGGCATTTATCAATTTGCAATCCCCGTATTGGATGTATGATTTACCCGCCCGTCGTGTATCTGTAAACGGTTCCGAGGTTTACGCATACGGTATTGAGAGAAAGAAAAAGCAAACGTTTAGTTTTCCCGCCACGGACGACCCTAACCCGATGCAACTAATAAAAACATATATCGGTAACGGTCAAGTTGATAAATTAAGCGTAAATTTGCATAGTCGTTCAATTAAAGCAACTTTGAAATATGACACCGAATAACAATTTATCCGTTTTGCCATTTTATACAGATAGGCAATACCAAGATTTCCGCAAGTCTTATGCGTATGGCGACGTTTACCCGTTGTTTACGCCGTTGAATAAGTTATTGCCGTTTCAGATAATCCGCCCGACCCGTTCAAATGCGATTAGTTGGGTGCGGATTTACGATTATAAGATTACCCGGTTGTTGGCTGATATAACAACCCAAATGAAAGAAACCGGATTGCAGATTGTCCGGTTTGCTAATTACGGTTATGACGTTATTGTTTATCCCGGTATTGGGCAAATGGCGTTGAATTTCCCGGAGGGACGTTATACGATAATGATTAACGACGGCGTGCAAACATTCGTTTCGGACGTGTTTACGTGGGTTAGCGGAACGATGGACGGTTATTTGTGTGTTGAGTGGAGCGATGTGCAAAATATGGAGGTTGACGGCGGACAAATCGTTTACGAGGGCGTCCCGTTCAAAAACCGGGTTTACTTATGTACGGAGTTGGGGAAACCCGAATACAAGTTTGAGGAAGAGGGAGAAGAGCGGGACGGATATTTTTTTCCGGAAAAACAGATTTCCGAAAAAACATTTCGGTTTATCTTTTTGGCACCCGAATACCTTTGTGACGTAATGCGGTTAATCCGTATGAGTGATTTTGTAACGGTTTACAGTCAAGGCAGGAAATACGATTGCGACACGTTTCTAATTACACCCAAATGGCAAACGCAAGGCAATTTAGCGTCCGTTGAATGTGAATTTGAATGCGCAACCGTGGTTAAGAAAATCGGACGGGGAGTTATCCCGCCGGAAACAAAAGGAGATTATAATAATGATTTTAACAACGATTTTGACAACCAATAAATTATTTTGAATGTATGGGAAATTATGAAGAATTAAAAGCCGCCGTTGCATCGGTTATTAAACAAAATGGTAATGAAGAAATTACCGGGCAAATAATGCAAAATACATTATTGTCTATGATTAGCAACATTGGGGCTAATTCGACCTTTGCGGGCGTCGCAACGCCCGAAACCGCACCGGGAACCCCCGACCAAAACGTTTTTTATTTAGCAGGAACCCCCGGAGTATATGCCAACTTTGGCGGGTATGAGTTAAAACAAGGTATTGTTATATTTACGAATGCGTCCGGGTCTTTTACTGCCGTGGATTTAGGTATTAATAATAATGATGTTATGATGAAATTTTTACCTGATAAATCTATTATAGGCATTCCCAATGTTGATTATAATCATATTTGCAACATATCATCCGAAGGGGCTTTTATGGGCTATATCGAAAATGCGAACTATGATGCCGCATGGATATTAATCCCTATTGACAACGGCTATATTAATTTAACCGGAGCGACGTTTAGACGTGTATTATTTTTTAATGATATAAACCCAATTGAGGAAAATTACATTAGCAATGTATCGTCTAATTTTGAAAATATCCCAATCCCTCAAAATGCAAAATTGGCAATTGTCAATATGAGCAAAGCGCAAAATCCCAACGGTTATAAAAATATAAAAGTAAAGCAAATAGGAGGTGCCACAAATTTTAAAGACCTAAACGAGTTAAAACAAGATTTGATTAGTATTGATAAAATAACAGCACGACAAATATTTGTTGATACAAATCATATTTGCAACATATCATCCGAAGGGGCTTTTATGGGCTATATCGAAAATGCGAACTATGATGCTGCATGGATTAATTTGTTGGATGGCGTAATACAATTAAATGTATTAGGAGCAATCCCAACACGATTTAACTATTTTAGCACGATGGAACCGACAACGGACAATTATATATCTAATAATAAAACGGGTGTTATACCCGATAATGCAGTATTATGTATTATTAATATGAGCCACAATAATAACCCTAATGGATATGAAAATATAAAAGTAGAACAAATGTTTAATTATGTAGATAATACACGATTTAATAATTTGTTTGGAGATTATATTAGAAATATCCCCACGGGTAAAAATTATATTGACCCTAATAATCTTTCACCGGGATACGGAATTTCTTCTGGTCAAGTAGTGCCTAATCCAAATGGTATAATGTCTAACAAGATATATCTAACTAATGGAGAAGTATATACTATGCAAGGCATTTTCTTTTATGGTACGGCAAATGCTATTTTTATTGCATATTATGGGGAAAATGATGTCTATTTAGGTAGGGGGCAATTTAATGCAACCTATGAAGAGGGACAACATTACGGTAATGCAACATTTACTTTTGATGATTATAATGGTAGTATAAAATATGTGCGTATTTGCTTACAAACAAACACAACATATCCTTTTAATAAAGATATTGCACAATTAGAATTAGGAGATACAGCAACCGCCGTAGAACAATATCAAGGCGTTGAAAAGGTTGTTTTTCCCACCTCTGATAATGAAGGTAAGGAAAAAATACGCATATTATCAATTGGTAATTCGTATTCGCAAGATGTGTTAAATTATATCCCTTTCATATTGCCTAATATACAAAAGAATATAGATATTGAAATAGGAATATTATACATGAGTGGGGCAACACTACAACAACATTACAATAACTTTGTTAATGAAACGCCCGCATATACTTATTACCTATTTAATGGCGGTATTAGTTGGCAAAACTTAGGAAGTTACACAATACAACAATCGTTGAAAAGTCAAGATTGGGATATAATATTGTTGCAACAAGGTTCCGTTTCTTCATGGACATGGGCAACATATCAACCATATTTAAACCAATTAATAAATTTGATATATGGGCAAATAGATTATCCGGTAAGATTTGGTTGGATGCTCATGCAATCACGCCCAAAAGTAGGCGATACGGAATATACAGACGAAGAAATTATAAATCATTATAACGCTATTGCAGAAAATTCGCAAAAGGTGTTAGATGAAACATTATGTGATTTCATTTTCCCAGTAGGTACAGCCGTGCAAAATGCCCGTACAACTTCCTTAAATGATTTGGGAGATTACGGGAAATTGTGTTCTTCCGACGGCGGACATTTACAAGAGGGGTTGCCCTCACAATTAGCCGCATATACTTGTATTGTTGAATTATTGAGATTATCCGGTTATGGCATAAATTCGATATATGGCGAAAATACACGTGTTACAACTGAATGGGTGCAAGGAAAGAATATACCCGGCTCCAATGGTTCCCCGGTTGGTTCTACGGATGAAAATTGCGCAATTGCACAAAGATGTGTAATTATGGCAATTAAACATCCTTATAAAATTACTGATATGACAGATATAAATGTTTAATAACTAAGCCGGGGAGCAATCCCCCGGCACAACTTTTTAATGATATGGATAAGATTTTTACATGGGAACAATGGCGTATGATATTCGCCACGTCGTTAAGCCCGGTTTTAGCCTATTTAACGCCAACGGCGGGATTTATGTACGCATTGGTTATAATGTTTGCTTTCAATATTTGGGCGGGTATGCGGGCGGATGGGGTAAGCGTAAGGCATTGCAAAAACTTTCGTTTCAGTAAGTTTAAAAACGCATTGGCGGAATTGCTTTTGTACGTTACCATTATACACGTTATTTATTCGGTAATGCTGCAATGTGGCGATAATGAAGCCGCCAAAATAGTAATTAAGTCGCTTACATACGTTTTCATGTATGTATATTTGCAAAACGCATTCCGCAACCTTATTAAAGCATATCCCACAAAGGTTGCGTTGCGTATTATTTACCACGTTATCCGGTTGGAATTTACACGGGTATTGCCGGGATATTGGCAACCGATAATTGAGAGATACCAACGGGAACACGATAACGATATTATTAACGATAAAGAAAAGGAGGGCGAACAATGAACCAAACAGAGATTTTAAAGTATTTGGAGGGGCAAAAAACGACCCGGACGATTACGGATTTGATTGTACATTGCACCGCAACCAAGCCGGGCGCAAAAGTCAACGTTGATGTTATCGACGGTTGGCACAAAGAACGGGGATTTAAGAAGCAACACCAAAGCGGGCGAATTTGCGGTTATCATTTTGTTGTATTGCCGGACGGGACGATTGAAACCGGGCGTTATCTTTGCGAGATTGGGGCGCACGTTTCCGGGCAAAATTCCCGTTCTATTGGTATTTGTTACGTTGGCGGATTGGATGCCAACGGCAAAGCCGCCGACACACGCACCCCGGAACAAAAGGAGGCGTTAATATGGTTATTGTCCCGATTAGTTGTTATGTTCCCGGACGCAACGATTAAGGGACACCGGGATTATTCCCCGGATTTGAACGGCGACGGCATTATTGAGCCGTGGGAATACATTAAAGAATGCCCGTGTTTTAATGCGGCAATTGAATATAGTAACATTTAATTTTGTACCATTATGACAAAGAAAGACAAAAAGGAGTATTTGGAACAATTGGTTGCCAATCAAGGGAACCAAGCGGGAATTAGTATTGCCCCGTTGTTATCCGCTATTATTGCAGATTGCGAGGACGTTTTTACGGTTACGGTTGAGGACAACCAAGAAGATACGAAAAACGTAACGAACCCACAGGCGGAAATAGACGCATTTATTGACGCCGTAAACGCCGACCCATTACATAACATACCGAAAGTTTATATTTCGGGCGTCGTAATTTCCTTTGCACAATTGGAGATTAACGAGGACGAAATAAATAGTACGGTTGAAATGGCGGGCGGACATTACGTTTTGACATTGAGCAAAACGCCGGATAGTTCGTTAATTATTTACACGGCAAACGCATGAAAAAGTATATAATATTGGCGGCAATCATTATGGCGGTTGCCGCCGCCTTTTGGATTCAACAAAGCCGTATTAAGAGTTTAACCGCCGAACGGGATAAATACCGGAGCAATACCGAAACGTTGTTGCAGGACGTCCGCACGTATCAAACAAAGGATAGTTTGAACGCCGCAAAGGTTGGGAATTTGGAGTTGAAATTATCCGAATACAAAAAATACCGGGCGGACGATGCGGCGTTAATCAAATCGTTGCAGACAAAGAACCGGGATTTGCAAAAGGTTACGACGGCGCAAATGGAAACGATAAACGAATTACGGGCAAACGTCCGGGATAGTGTTGTATATTTGCCCGGCGATACGGTTACAACCGTTTTACGATGCGTCGATATTGTCGAACCGTATTTTGAGTTGCATGGATGCGCCACGCCGGACGGACAATTTACCGGGACGCATATAAACCGGGATAGTCTGTTGATTGTCGAAACGGTGCAATACAAACGTTGGTTGGGTTTTTTATGGAAAACCAAAAAGATAAAGAACCGGGAAATTGATGTTGTAAGCAAGAACCCGGCAACCCGAATATTGGGGGTTGAGTTCGTAACCATAGAAAAGTAATAAACCGGGGGTTGTAACAAGTCGTTGCAACCCCTTTTTCTATTGAGCCATTTTTAGCCCGTTTCCGGGCATTTTATTTCAAAGTGGATAATTTCCCGTCCCGCTTGCAAAAGCCGCTTAAATCGAAAATTCCAAGAAAATAACTTCCTTGGAACCAAAAACAAAACTTTTTGCAGTTTAAGCCAAAAATAAAAGATAAAACCTTTGGTAATTAAAATAAAGGTTGTATATTTGCATCATCAAACAAGAACGACCGGGTGTTTTCCCGGAAAATAGAGAGCGAAACAATGAATACTCAAAGCATTTATAACGGATTAGATTACACAACAAAAGAGATTAACCGCAATTTCAAAATTAAGGTAAACGGAATTGTAAACGGCAAAAAGGTTAATGTATTGGTTGGCGTGTCCGGTTTAATAAAGATTGTCGGCGACATTAAGTTAGTCAATCGCTTATTAAAACGTGCTTTCAATTGTTACGCCGACAAAGAGGTTTGCAAATTGCGCCGAGGCGTTAAAATCACTTTCTATTATCAGTAAACAACGACGGGGCGTTTTCCCCAGAACAATATAAATTTTCAATCATGGCAAAGTACATTTTAGTTAAGAAAGTAAAGGGAAAGAAATACGAGTACCAAGTTATTGACGTCGATAGTAAAGCGATTGTTTCAAAAAGAACGTCCGCCCGTGAATATGTGGCGTGTACCGCCGACGGGTCGTTTTATTTTGGGCGTTTGGATTTAATTGGCAAAGGCGACCACGGCAAACGGTTGAGCCATACGGCGGAAATATTGGCGAACCCGGAAAAGGCATACAAAAAATGGTTGCTTATTTCACGCCGGATTATCGTAAACAATGGATTGCCGAGAACCCCGCCGAACAATGGATTGCCCGCAACGTTGAGAGCGCAACAAAGGAAAAGGAAAGATTAAACGCAATTGCGTATTTGCAGTAATAACAAGCCGGGGGCGCAATCCCCCGGCATAATCATTTAGAGCGATGAATAAAACGAAACGTTACCGATTAAGTCAAGAAATGTATAAGATAATCCAAAATGCAAACGGCGGGTTATTTTTGCTTTATACCCGGCACAATCCCGGCGATGTGTTAAACCTATTATTGGACGGCAACGATATTGAGTTGCTTTGTCAAGTTGAGAGTAAGCACGACCAATATTATAAGTTTTGCAAAGTGATTAAGGAGGGCAAAATGATATTAACAGAGGAACAACGGGAAATATTGAAAGGTAAGATTTGCCCGTATTGCCATATTCCAACCGAGTACAAAAATAGTATTGAGGTTTACGGCATTGATTACGGAATGATTTACTATTGCCCTAAATGCCGGGCGTATGTTGGCGTTCATGCGGGAACCGACCGGGCAAAGGGTCGATTAGCAAACGCCGAGTTGCGCCGATGTAAGATTGAGGCGCACCGATATTTTGACGAAATATATAAGCGTAAATTAATGAAGCGTTCCGAGGCTTACAAATGGTTATCCGAGCAATTGGGATTACCAACGGAATACACGCATATAGGAATGTTTAACCCGGAAACGTGCGCAAAAGTCGTGGACGTTTCAAAAAAATATTTGGAAACCATGCGATTTGCATTAAGAAACCAACATAAAATAAAAGCGGCTTTTGAGCCAAACGGGGATAAAATGTTATCCCGGATAAAAGAGAGTTTAACCCGGTATTTTTCCGCCGACCGTTCAGATTTCCCGGATGGATATAAAGAAATTGAAAGCGATTTTAACCAATTGCCGGGGGAACCGTACCCAACTATTGCAATAAATGACGTTGGGAATGAAAACCGTATGATTGAGTTCTATGTTACCGGGAAACAATACGATGTTTATCACGTGGCATTTAAGGGATTTACAAAGGGGTAAAAGATAACCCCCGACGCAATGAAGTAACGCCGGGGGTTGGTACGCAGTAACCGAGAGCGATGTTTGAGGTTATGCGGTGCAACAAAATTAGTGCTTTTTATCTGTATTACAAGCGTCCAACGTGAACAAATAAAACTTTCAAAGGTTTTATTTTTGGTAATACAAATATCATTTATACTTTTGCAGAAACAAAAACCCACCGGGGGAGTACCCGGCAAAGATATGAGAATAAAAGAGAGCAATTTATTAAAACAATTGGCGACCGATAGCGGGAAAACAGCCAAACAAGTTTCCGAAATTGTCGTTTCGGAATTACTCAAAAACAAAGTTATTGAGGACGACCCGGACAATTGGGGCGTTTCCGTTTTCGATGCAATAAACGAGGACGTAACCGAGGAACAAACCGCCAATTGTTATGCGGCGATTTCCGAGGCGTTGGGCATGTATCTGAAACGGGTATATTTCATTGTCCCGGATTTGGATTTAATGGGTAATGAAGATTGCCCGGAGTGCGGCGGCGAAATGGAAGTTACCGACGGGGAATATAAACAGACCGGAGGCGACGGATATTTGACCCCGCCGGAATATACCGCAATTTGGGAGGAAAAAACGTGTACGCATTGCGGACACAAAGAGAGTAACGAACCGAGTTATTAACAATAAAAGACTAAAGAAATGGCAGAAATGACGAAATTAAGAGTAAACGAGGCAATCGCACGGGCGCAAACCGCCGGGATTAAGGTTTATAAAAAAGAGGTTGCCGCCCGTTTATGGGAGGGACGCACCGAAAGCGCACAACAAGTTAATATGACTAACTTATGTAACGGTACGACCAAACAGATACGCCCGGAATGGGTTGTTATCATTTGCGAAATGTGTAATTGCACCCCTAATTATTTGTTTGGATATGAAGAATAACGGGTTACAATGGTTTGAACGCATGGCGGACGTTATGTTTTCCGATAGGTTCCAAGCGAAAGCCATTATTGCGACGTTTGGAACGTTGGGCGTTGTTTGTCTGATTGGTGCATTTTGGAACCCGTGGCAATTGATGTTTGCGGGTATGTGTGCCGTAATGGTATTATGTGGATTTTCAGAATTAAAAAAGAGTAGAAAATGAGAGCGAACAAAAAGAAACCGGAAAACCCGGTACAAAAGACGGTCGAAAATTTGGGAGCCGTTCCCGCCGACCAATTCCCGGAAATTACCGAGGAACAACAACAAATAATCCCCCCGTTTGAAGCGGTCGAGGTTGAGCAACCAACCGGAATATTTGAGATATTGCCGGGCATGACGGTTGAGGAAATGACGGCAATGTTTTTTGATGAAAAAACGTTGATTGAACCCCCGTACAAGGTTTGGCAATTGAATAGTAAGGGACACCGCTACTATTACCGATACGACGAGAACGGGAACCCGGAGTTTTTCCCGTCGGTTACAACGATATTGTCCCAAACGTTACCCAAAGCCCCGCACTTGATACAATGGATTGCCAACAAAGGTATTGAGGAAGCGGAACGATACAAAGGCGAACGGGCGGCGTATGGTACATTCATGCACGCCGCATTTGAGGAATTATTAATTAACCGGGCTTATGATTTGGACGGACTTAAAGGCAAACTAAAAGAATATATTGAGGTTTACCGATTGCCTGACGACTTTATTTATTACGCCGACGATTTGAAAAAGGACGTATTGGCGTTTGCTCAATTCGTGTTGGATTATGATGTACGCCCGTTGGCGGTTGAAATTGCGTTGGTGCATCCGTATTACAAGTATGCCGGAATGATTGATTGCCCGTGTACCATGTTGGCAAAGATTGGCGGGGACGAACGTATTAACGCAATCGTCGATTTTAAAAGCGGGCGCAAAGGCTTTTACGAGGAAAGCGAGATACAATTAGGAATGTACCGGGATATGTGGAACGTTAATTTTGAGCAATTCCCCGTTACCCGTATTTTCAATTTCAGCCCGAAAGATTGGCGCAAACGTCCGTCGTATAATCTGAAAGAACAAACGGATAGCCCCAATATACGGAAAATCCCGTATCTGTTAGAGATTGCAGCGATTGAGGACGAAAAGAAAGACAATACGTTTACGTCGGTTAATGGTATGGTATTGTTGGATAATGCCCCGGATTTGACGCAAAACGTAATATCATTGTCGTTGGCGGAATTGATTAAAACGAAAGCTCCAAAAGAGGCGACCCCGGACGAAAATACGGACGCCGCCGAGAAAGTCAAGGCGGACGCATTGGAACCGGAAAAGGAGCCAAAGAAAACAACCATTGTTAAACGTGCGCCCAAAAAGGCAAAGGAGCCGGAAAAGAAAGCCGCCACGGGCAAAACGACCACAAAGCGGGGTAATACCACGGAAAAGAAAGTAAAGCCCGCAAACGAGCCTAAAAAGCCCAAAAATGAGAGTAGGAAAAAGATGTTGAACGACGACCCCGAAATTTGATTGAGATATGAAAGGAAGAATAAAACGACCGGAGGCGCAACAATCCCGTTTGATATTGCCCCGTGTCGGTCAAATAAAAATCGGTATTAAAAACGCAAACGGTTATCCGCAAAGCGTTGATTACTTCATACCAACGGGAAAGTATGCCGGATTATTTACGCAAGCATACGGCGAAAAGCCGCAAACAATACAAATTGTTTTCCCGGACGACGACCCGGAAAAAGTATGTAACGAACGTTACGAATACCGGGACGACGACGGGCGATTGATTGCGGCGGGCGATGGCGATACGTTCCAAGTATGGGACGGAAAGAAATACGAAACGTTGACAACGGAAAAATACCCAAACTTAATGCAGTCAATAACGAAGCGTTACCCGAACAAAAAGAGCCGCCAACCCGATTGCGACGGTTGGGAGGTTACATTAACGCTAAACTTTATTGTTCCTTTGGTTCGTGGGGTTGCCGGGGTTTGGCAATTCGCAACAAAGGGTACGGCGTCCACAATCCCGCAAATTCGGGAAACGTTCGACGGTATGTTAGCGGAACGGGGATTTTGCAAAGGCATTATCTTTGATTTGAATGTACAATTTGCCACGACCCAAAAACCGGGCGACCGTTCCCGTTTTCCCGTCGTGTCGTTGGTTCCCAATGAGAGTGCCGACAATGTTTTGAAAGTGCGTAAAGCATGGGAACCCGTTAAAGAATTGGAGGGCGGACACGATGGCAACAATTAAACAAATTGAAATACCCGTTGAAACGGTTATCCGGGTTAATAATATTCCGGTTAAATGTATGATTGCCGAATTTTGGCATGATTGCAAAGATTGTTTTTTCAATCAATACCCCGGAAGTTGTAAACGTATTGTTTGCAAGGCTGATAAAAGAACCGATAATATTAATGTTTATTTTACGGAGGTATGACAATACGGGATAGCAATTTTATAACCATATTAGCCCCAATGATTACGAAACTTAAATTGAAAGGTAACGAATTGTTGGTTTTCGCTTTAATACATGGTTTTAGTCAAGACGGCGAAAGCCGTTTTAAGGGTTCATTGCGGTATCTTATCGAATGGACGGGATTAGATAAAAGCACGGTTATTAAGTTACTCAAACAATTAGTTGATAAGCAATATATCAATAAATTTGAGTACGAAAAAAACAAGGTGCGTTATTGTGAATATACATCTAATTATTGGGTTGCTTTGGAGTGGTTGGAAAATCCAACTACCCCCCGG